TTTGGGAGCACTTGCGAATTGGACGGATGAGGAGATTCGACAAAAAGCCGAGTTGGACCCTGAGTGGTTTGCTAGCGTTCTCGCGGAGTTCGCGGTCGGTGTTGAAGAGGACCGTAAGTCAAATCAGCTTCAATATTACACACTTGCGAACCCAATGGCCCTCCCGGTACACCTTTCAAGGGCCAGAGAGGTAGCCATCGTAGGCGGAAACCGCTCCAGCAAGACCGATACGATGCTTGCCGAGCTAAGTATCCAGATGACAGGCGTCATTCCGATGAGCCTGCAAGGTAAATACCCGAAAGATAAGCTCCGCGCGCCCATCAGGTCGCGCATTGTTTGTAATTCGCTGACCGATACGCTGGAACCAGTGATTAAGCCAAAGCTTCGCTTCGACCAGTGGAACGGTATCGGCGATCCCATTGACGGAAAAGGTCACTGGGGGTGGATTCCGCAGCACTTACTCAAGTCTGGCACCTGGGAGGGCGCCTACAGTGAGAAATATCGCACCCTTTACACCGCAGTCGATAGCACCTGGGTCTCAAATGGGAGTGTGCGTACCTCCAGGGCCTACTCAAGCTGCCAATTTCTGTCATACGACCAGGATCTTAGCGCATTCGCCGGTTCCAGCATGCACTTTGTCGGCCACGACGAGCTTCCTCCTGCCGATATTTACCGAGAGAATCGAATGCGGACCCTTGACGTTAAGGGTCAAATCTATACGGCATTTACCCCTCCTGATGAAGCTGGCGCTTCTAGAGGTGACGTTACCTGGTTCTTTGATACGGTCTACGAGCCGGGGCTTGTAAAGTCCGACGCCGTAGAAAGCATCATCCTTCATACCGAGCGTAACCAGATCCTCGACGCCCAGACCATCCAAGACCTTAGCGCCCGGCTCACCCCCGAGCAGCGTGAAGTCAGGTTGCTTGGCCGCTTCATCCACTTGAGCGGCGTAATCTACTCGTCCTTCTCCCGCCACGAATCGTGGTGGTGCTACAAGTCCTGCAAGAAGATCCTCCCCATCAAACGGGAGTGCCCAACCTGCCATACTGACGACGTGGACGTGTTCTCGCACGTGATCGAGCCCTTCGTGCCACCGTCTCACTGGCCGGTTGTCTTCGTCATTGATCCCCACCCGCGTAAGAACGACGTCATGGGCTGGTTCGCTATCACTCCAAGCGACGACGTGCTGATGATCGGTGAGCTAGAGGTGGGCGGGACGGCAATGGAAATTGCTGAAGCCGTTAGACGGTATGAGAACGCTAACAAGCTCTCGCCGGTACTGAGGCTGATGGACCCCAACATTGCCACCGAAACCAACGACAAGATGCAGCGTGGCTGGACCATCCAAGAGGCTTACGACGAAGTTGGCCTCCGATGCGACCTGGCCATCGACGCAATGAACACCGGCATACGCTTCGTCCAAGAGGCCTTGTTGCCCGACCAGCGTACTCGCCGTCCCCGCTTCGCCACGTTCTCGACGTGCGAGCGGTTCATTTACGGTATGACCAGATGGTCTTGGGACGACTACTCGCGTCAAGGTGACCGAGAGCTTAAAGAGCGCCCAAGAGACCGATACAAGGACTTTCCAGACCTTGTACGTTATTTGTTTAACATGCAGCCCTCGTATAACAGCCTTCGCCATGGTGGCGGGCTTATTAGGCTGCGGGACAGGAGACCCTAATGTCTGCGATCAAAACGTTCTTGGAAGGCAAGAAGACCTACATTGTGGCTGCTGGTATGCTCGCGTACCAGGTTCTCGGCTACTTCCTCAACGGCACGCCGATTGACATCCCGTCGATCCTCAGCGCTCTCGGCCTGGCGGCTCTCCGCGCGGGCGTTGCCAAGTAAATGATCTATATTGCCGGGGGCCTAGTGGCTATTATAGGCTTGCTTATTTTAGCCCTGGCCCTCGTGTCTAATGCTAAAGGGAGGCTCGAAGAGCGTGAGGCTATTGAGAAATCTAGCATTGAAAAAGAACGCGAAGTTCACGACGCTGTTGATCGTGCTCCTACTGTCCGCGTCAGCGACGATTGGTTGCAGCACGGTGGCAGTCCATCCCCCAGTGAGCCTGGTTCCGGTAAGACCACCCCTTAACGAACCCGGCATGTGCGAACGCAACGAGACGTGGTGCCTGTGGCTTGAGAAACTAATCAACGCCCAGGTCAAGAATTGCACCACCCTTAGCGTTCTCCGTGACGAACCAGTATCACAGTGCGAGATCAAGTAATGGAGAAGTGGCAAGACATCCACGCTACACGTCCCAATCCAGGACTTCCCGCTACTCCTAGGCTTGTTACGCCCCGCGTGAACAACCCACAGTGCCCTGAGCATTGCTCTGGCCGTCACCAGATCGACGGCTTCGTGCAGTGCCCCACGCACAAGACGCCCATGTATCGCGTCGTCCTCCATGAGTACCCCTGGCAGGACGGTCACTACTGGACGTCGCTGGCCCCGATGAACGGCTCCCCGACCGTCAAAGCCGGTGAGAACGAGACGTGCCCCGACTGCCGTAAGAAGCTGGTGCGGTCATGGAGATAAACCTTGGCTGCGACGGCTGCAACGCTGTCGGCCCCGTTAATCTCTTTAATGCTCTCGGGTACCAGATGCGCTACTGCGCCTCCTGCACGGAAGATTACAAGGCCTTGCTAAAGGCTACTGAAGCTGTCGGCGCCAAGTACCAGCGCCTCCTTGACGAAGAAGAGATGGAAGTGCGTGCGCGTTGCCCCCTACGCATCACGCCGCTCGACCTACCGAAGCTTATAACCAACACGAATGGCGAGGCCCTTACCCTTGGCTGATACCGCACTGCCGATTGCCGATAAGCCTACAGCGCAAGAGGCCCCTACCCGCCGCACCCGTGGCTCCGTCATTCCCCGTGAGGACCACGAAGACCTTATCCAGTCTTTCATCGACCGCATCGAGACTGCTAAGGAGGAGCGGCAAGAGTGGATTCAGAAGCGCCTGGGCCGCTACGCCAAACTCCGTGGGTGGCTTGAGGACCGTGACCAGCCCTGGAGCAACGCCAGCAATCAGCATATCCCGATCATGCTGGCCAACAAGCTCCGCGTGGACGCCGGTATGTTCAACGCCGTCCTCGGTATCCGCCCGGTCATGCAGTCCACGCCTACCCGTCTGGAGCACCGTGAGCAGGCCGAGAATATCGACCACCTCCTGGATCACCAAATCTTCGTAGAGTACGACGGCGACCGCGCCATTGAGAAGTACATCGATCAGTTTACCACTGACGGTACGGTCTTCTCAACCCAGCCCTGGGTCAAAGAGATGGGCACCATCTACGACACTCGTATCATTTCTCGCCCCGAGGCCGTTCCTGCGGGCATGGTGATTTCGTCTACCACCCTGGACGCCCTTGTCGAGGACCAGATTGGGAAGCAGGGCTTCAAGGCCCTCAACCAGCTTGACGACGCGGGCTACCGCTGGGAAGGCATCTACGACGACAAGGACAAGATCGAGCGCACCTGCCAGATTAACGTCTATGACCGTGCGGAAGAGGACGAGAAGATTGACGTCGTATTCGAGTGGAACCTCCCCGTATTCGAGGGGCCTGTAACGCACGTCCTGGACCTTGAGGACGTCGTTGCCCCCATGCGCTCCGAGAACCTACAGCCGGTTAGCTCCATCAACCCGACCGGCGCTCCGTGGGTAGCCAAATACTTTCGTGTCGATATCGACAGCATCAAGCGTCGCAAGAAGCAGGGCATCTACGACCTTCTGACGCAAGAAGACATTGACGACCTTGAGGCGACTGGCGATACCCGCGTGGAGATGCCCAAGTCCTCGGACAGCGATGAGGAGATCAAGACCCAGCGTGACGAGCAGACCGGGCTTGACCCGGCCGGTAGCCACGACGAAGATAGGGTGTGGCACACTGGCGTCGAGTATTACGGCCGCTACGATCTCAACAAGGATGGTCTGGACGAGGACGTGATTTTCTGGTTCCTCCCCGACCAGAAGAAGCTTTGCCGTATCCGCGCCCTTACCGAGATTTGCCCCGGCCTGCCGCCCACTCGTCCTTTCAGCGAGGCGCGGTTCATCCCCATCCCTGGCCAGCTTTACGGTATGGGTATGCCCGAGCTTATGGAGGGCTTGCACGACCTTCTGCACACCCTTGTGAACCAGAACATCGACTACGGCTCCCTGTCCACGCTTCCATTCTTTGGGTATAGGCCTACGGGCGGTCTCAAGCCCGAGAGCATTATGCTAGAGCCTGGACTGGGTATCCCCTTGGCCCGGCCACAGGAAGACCTTGCCTTCTACCAGCTTCCTGGCCGTGACCAGGGCTGGCATTTCAACATGATCGGCCTCGGGATGCAATTCCTTGAGAAACTTGTCCAGGTCTCTCCTCTCCAGTTTGGTCAGGTGCCGAAGGGCCAGGCTAGCGCTCTGCGTACGTCCGGAACCACGCAAGCCATTCTTCAGCAGGGCGCGGCGATGCCTGAGCAAATCCTTCGCCGACTCTTCCTGGGGCTGCGTCAGATTTGGCAGCAATTCCACACGATGAATTGCCGTTTCCTCCCGCCCATGAAGCGGTACCAGGTCACCGGCAAGCCACTTAATTCAGAGGAAGCTTATGGGATTATTGACGACCGTAAGGACATTAATATTCCTGTGGCTTTTGACTTCCAAGCGACTCTTCTCAACACTAATAAAGGCGTGGTTGCGGATGCCCTGACCGGCCTGGGCCAAGCGATCTTCTCTCCGCTGGCTATGCAGTTTGGCCTGGTGGACGCAGAGAAGTTCTACAACTGGGCGCGGGACTACATCAAGTCTAACCAGCTTGACCCAGCCCGTTACATCAACAGGCCTCCGGCAGCCACCAACACGCCGAAGATCACCGCTGACGAAGCCATCCTGGCTGTGAGCGAGGGCCGTCTGCCTATCGACACCCAGCCCCTTGAGCCGCTTGAGCAACACGTCCAGCGCCTCCAGGAGTTCGCCCAGTCCGACGAGTTCGGGCTCCTCTATGGCGGGCGTGAGCTTCTGTTCCGCGAGTACATGAACCACATCAACCAGCTAGTCCAGTCCCAGCAGCAGCAGCAAGCTCAGATGCAAGCCGCCCAGCAGTTCGGGCAGCAAATGGGCCAAGGTGGCCAAGGCGGTACGCCAACCACCGTGCAGGCCCCTCCGATGCAAACCGAACAGGGAACCGCTGACGAGCTAGCAGGCGCGTCTGGCGGCGGCGGAATGCCGGGAATGTAAATGCCAAATTTTAACGATATCCTGGAGTTTATCGACCAGAAGAAGGTGGAACGAGCAGCACAGCGCGTGGGCCAGCTTAAGGCCCAAGTCCAGGTTGGCAACCACGCTACCCAGGTCCTCAACCACCCCTCTTGGCAGGTATACGTGGACCATATTACCACGATGCTTGACAAGGCCAAAGGGGACAAGGCCGCCCTTATGAAGGACCTGGCTGAAGGCGACGACTTGGGCGACAAGCTTGGGGCCATGAAGCTCCAGCTTAAGCACCTTGACGGCCTGATCACCGGCTACACGCACGCTATCGACCTTATCCCCGAGCTACTTAGAAGGGCACAGGATGCCTCCGCAGAGCTACAGCGACCAGCTTAGGTCTATGGCCGATGAGGCCCGCGCTAACATCGGTCTGACCCAGCCTCCCCGGCCCATGTCAGGCCCATTCGAGAACCAGGATATTATGGCGGGTCAAGCCCTGGTTGACTATGCTAACAATCCTTCTCTTGGTAATACATGGCGCGGCCCGATTAGCACGGGCCTTGATCGTATCAACGAAGAGTTGACCAAGGCTCAGGGCGGTGGGCGTGGCCCTGACTGGCAGATGGCAGCCATCGGCAACCCCAAGGAC